ATGTATCAACTTTACCCATTTCATTTGGTCTGCCTGCTCTTACTCTTTCCATTGGAACGTGATAAAGCTCAGCAATTTCTGTTCTTTCTCTATTCCAAATAATATGTATTGCGTAACCACCTTGTAGCTTAAAATCAAAAGCTAATTTTTTTATTACTTGGTGTAAAGATTCTTTGGAATTTGCGTTTCTTAAAAATTTCTTAAGCTTAACATAAGCTTCTAAGTTTATATTTTCATCAGATGCTATTAGATCTTCACCTGCAATCATTTCTGCCGTTCCGTTTATAATAGCTGCGTGAGTACTAGAGTTGTAATAAAGATCTATCAAAAATTGTGGATAGAGGTTTTTCCAGTCATCCGTACCATATTCTATGTAGTCCCTACCACGTACTTCTTGTACAATAGGTGCAGTTGATGTTTCTAAATTTACTGATAAAATTGAATCTTTCATAATATTTTAATAAGGTGGTTCAGGTATTGTGTTAAATACATCATTTAATTCATTTAACCAATCTTGTTCATTTGTTGACTGCCATAAATAAGGAAGTTCTGAATCCATTTGTTGGTCAGGGTTTACACTTCCATAACCAAATATAGTTGTATCTGTGTAAGATATAAAATAAGTCTTTTCAGTTGGATATTTAATTTCGTGTGTCATAGTTTTATGCTTGTCCTCCGTCTGTTATTACTAATCCTTTAGTTACTAATGATGCTCTTGCCGTTGCTGCTGCCCCTGCACTATATTGAGTACTTCCAAAAGTAATAGCTAATCCACTAGGATAACCTGTTAAAGTATCCCATTGAATTAACAAAGCATCATAATTAGCAGTAGTCAATGCTCCTGCGGTCATAAAATTAGCTGCTGATGTTGCATTTCTAATATCCCAAGTCTCTAAACCTGAACCTTGAAAAGCATTTGCACTTAAACACCAATTAGTAAAATTATTTACTGTCGTTACATCCCAACCTGCAACTGAACCATTAAAAGTAGTACAGTTTCTAAGTGTATTTCTTAAATCAGATGTTGTTATAATTGGTGCATCTTTTGCTGTAGATGTTAAATTTGAACAACCATAAAAAGTACCATTAAAATTAATTGATTGATTACCCCAATTTATAATGTTTGTTATTTTTGCCTTGTCAAAAGCATTACCAAAATATACTCCAATATCATTACCTGTTATAGTAATATTAAAAACACCGCCAGGTCTTGGGTAATCGTGTTGTGTACTAGCAGTTACTCCTGTATCTGAAGTGCCATCTCCCCAATCAACATCAAAATTATTAGTGCCTAAAACTGACAAATAAAATGATGCGGTACCTGTCTGTCCTGCAATGGTTGTGTCTATTGTAAAGATAAATCTTTCATCAGCACCCCCACCTGCTTTTTTTAGTGATGGTAAACTTAAACCTAGTTTTTGAGCTAACATTATATTACTTGGTCGTAGTAACAAATAGCAACACCTGAAGTCAGAGTTATTGCGGTACATTGAAGAAATAATGTAGTTCCTGCTGCCATAGTAGTATGAAGATTTGAAGCTGCTGAACCTGTTCCTGTTTGTATATTTGAAGCTGCTATTGAAGCTATTACTGATTCTACAGGAAAGTGTATAGCGTAGTAATCTTTACCACTCATTGCAGTTGTGCTTATTACATCACATCTGTGTTTTCCTAATTGCTCTGTTAAGAGTTGTTGTACATTTTCTATTGCCATTTTTTAATTTTTATTGTCCGTAATATATATAATTTGTTCCTGATGGTTCTTGTCTTTGTGTATATTGTACTTGAGCAGTACCTGATTTATCTGCTAAATACATTTTACCCTTTGTTACTAATCCCTGCACTACTCCTTTATTGTCAGCAGGAGGTGTTAAAACATCATTTTCATTTATCGGTGCGTTACCTGCACTTATTACAACTGATCCTGTCCAGCTTACTTCATAAACTTCATACTTATAATAACCTGAAAGCACTAAATCAAGCCTTCCTGTATAAACATCATTAATAGCAGCAGGACAAGTTGAAGCAACTCCATTTAAGATTAATGAATCAAACTCAACAGTATCTTTATCAAATTGAAATTTAACTGTTCTATTAAAAGAAACGGCAGGTACTGTTTTAGTGTTTATACCAAGTGTTAATGGTATTGTAACGCCTGTGTCTCCTGCACCGCCTGATGTAGTTTTAAAAACTCTAAAATTAGCCCCTCCCACAGGTAAAGATGTTACATTCATAGTAAACGTTTGTTCTGCTTGACTAGATGCACCCTCAGAAGCGAGTGTTGCTACAAGTACATAAGGGAAAGTGCTAACACCTGCAACAAAGTCACTACAATCACTTATTTTAGATGGCAATGCCGAGTTTTTAAATACAAACTTTGTGTATCTATTATATATTAAATCAACAGTTGAATAAGCATATTGTATTGACTTATCCATATCATTTGTAAACTTTACTAAGTGCCTTATTTGAGTAGAAGCAACAGAGGTATTAATTCTATTGTCTTCAGTTTGCAGGTAAGCAGTTAATGTTGTATCTGTCGTAGCTTGTATCATATGTATATAATAGAAAAACTTAAAAAATATTTGGCATTATAAAAAAAAGGAGGCTGAAAAGCCCCCTTTTTAAAGAATATATGAAAAACTAATAATACGATTACGATGTTGGTAATGTAGCAGGAGAAATAATTGGAATTTGCGCCCCTGAATCTGCATTATCAAAAGGTGTAGCTGTATAATCTGTTACCATTGCAAAAGGTTCTGTCTCAATACCATCAAAAGTAAGGCTGTAACCATTACGATCACCCCAAGCTGCCCCTGAGTCCATAGTTCCTGCATTTAATTGCATACCGTTTACTGCACCTAAAGCTACTATCACGTTATGCCCATTAGAAGTTAATTGTTGATTAAGTTCTGCAAATATAACGGTTTTAGTTGCTCCAAGAAGTTTAATTTCTGCTTGATCACCTCTGCTTAATCTATTGTATATAATATTAATTGTAGGTGTATAGTAAATAGTTCCGTTCTCACGAGAACCAACAATTGTATCTGTTAAAGATGAAACACCTAATGGTAAAACGTATTTATACAAACTGTTTGTTCCCATATCAATGTCATCAATTTCTCTTATTTGATTTGGTGCTGCTGTTGTGTCATAAGTAATAGATGTTATTTCATCTAATACTGCGAAATAAACTGCTTTTATACCCCCGGCAATACGGTTGCAATCCAAAGCCCTACTTCGTGTTAATGCTGTACAAGCCATAATATTTTATTTTTTAAGGGTTAAAGATGCAGAGGTTTTTACACCCCTGCTTCTATTAATTTAGTTTATTTACGATACTAATACTACATCAGCTCCAATACCTACTTGACAACCTCCTGAGTATCTTGCAACAACTCTCATATTGTCAGAACCATCTAAAGCAGACATATCCATTAATGCAATTCTAGTTTGGTCTGAAAGCAAGTCAGTACCAAAGAAAAGATTTGATTTTTCTGCTGCTACTAAAACATCATTTGACATTCCTGTACAAACTGCAATTTTTATTCCTTCAAATACTGCGTCATAGTCACCGTTCATAGAGTAAGCGTTAACATATCCTAAAGTAGATATAGCTGAAATATATAATCTGTAAGACTTAGGTGACATATAAATATAAAGATCTTCTTTTGTGTATACAGTTGTTGGTATAGCTGCTGTACAATTTTGTAAGTTTTCGATAATGTTTCCTGCTGCAAAAGCAGTACCTGCACCACCTACATTAGCAACATCAACTACTGTTGCGTCAGCAACTAAAATACCTACAGCTGCTGCTGGAGTTACAAAACCTGTCCATTCACCTGCATTACCTACATCTCCATTCCATATATTGTTCTCAGTTGAATCTGCTATAATTTCACCTAAGTAAGAAATTACATAGTCATCAAAAGAAGCTGGAGGTGGTGCGCCTGCACCTGCTCTCATTTGTAATGCCTCCCAAGAATCAAGCAAGTCTTGCTTACATAAATCAGTGTTTATTTGTAAGTTCTTTGGTGTTAATACGTTTTCTGTTAAAGCAAGTGTTCCTGCTCCAGTAAAATTACAAGTTGCATCAACTACCATTCCAGTAGCGTTCATTTTCTGAATATTACTTTTAAATTTGATGTTTTCAATCATTGTTAAGTACTCCATTGAAGTAGATTGTCTTAATGCCGCTGAAATGTAAAAACCAGCTGCTTTTCCTGCATAATTACTTGTTGTTGTTAAAGCCATTTTTTTTGTTTTTTATTTATTATTTATTTAAATTGTATATAAATCGTTCCTGCTTAGTAAGTTTACCGTATTCTTTTTTTGATAATACAGGTCTTTCAGAGCTAAATTTATTTGTGTTAATTGGTGATTCAGCAGGTTGTGCTGCTAATTCAGTTTTTAGTTTTTCGTTCTCAGCTTTTAGATCTTTTAATTGTTCTTCTGCTGAAAATTCTTTAACTTCAGTTGTTTTAATAGTCTTTGGATTTACAGAAGGCTCAACATTTTCTTCTGACATTTCTTCAACCTCATCA